AAAAAAATAATTTGGTAATGACAGAAATATTTAATAAATTTGTGCAAGAAGATATTACTCCTGATGGGTATTATGTTCTTCATTGTATTAAAGAAAAAATTGTACCAAATAATTTTGTAAATAATAGTTTACAAGTAACTAAATTAAAAAGGTATGATTGGCTAAATGAAAATTTGACTTTAACTAATAAAAGTCTTATATTCATGGCAGAAATAAATAGTTTTTTCAAAAAGACTAAAGCAAAAACATTACAAGATTTATTAGGAACAAAGTTTATTGACAGAATCCAAGAATATATTGAATTATTTCCTAACAGGAAACTATCTTCTGGAAAATATGCAAGAACAACATCTAAAAATTTAGAGACTAGTTTTAAATGGTTTTTTGAAAATTACAGTTATGATTGGGAAACAATAATCAAAGCAACTGAAAAGTATGTTGATGACTACAGTATAAGGAATTATGAGTTCATGAGAACTTCTCAGTATTTTATAAGAAAACAAAACATAGATAAATCCTTTGAATCTGATTTAGCAACATATTGTGAATTGCTTAATAATGGGTTTGATGAACCTGAAACATATTTTAAAGAAAGGATAGTATAATGAAATGGAATAAAACTATAAAGTTAAGTGTGTTGGCAATTTTGGGGAGTATTATAGCTTATTTTATGGTTAATACTTTTATTGTTCATGTTACAATTGGACAATATATTTTAATTGAGATAATTATTAGCATTTTACATGCTATGTATAACAAAGCAAAAATACATAATACTTAGATTTTATGGCAGAATTATTTAATGGTGCCAGGCCTTTAATGCCTGTAAGTGAGAGAGATGCTTTAAGAAAAGCTATCATTAAAATTAAAGCAAGAAGAAAAGGAGATATTAAATCCCTTAGAAGTGCATGGCCCAAATTTAATGATGCTTTTTGTGACGGATTAGAATGGAGAACTATAACTATAGTAGGTGCTAGACCGGGAACAGGAAAAACTTTATTTATGGAACAGTTGATTAGTGATATTATAGATCACAACACTGACCAAGAATTTAGAGTTTTAAAGTTCCAGATGGAAATGGTTGATGAAACCAATGGAATAAGAAAATTAAGTCTGAATACAGGTTCTGATTACAATACATTAATGAGCAAGGGTGGAAATCCTATAGATGAGAAAGTATTCTATAAATGTGTTGAGTATTATGAAAAGTCTATTGATAAAGACTTTATAAATGTAGTTTATGATTCATGTACAGTTGATGAAATGTGTGCTACCATTCATTATGAAATGGAACAACACAAGAAAGAGGATGGGGAATATACAAACATGTTGATTACTATAGATCATTCAGCACTATTTAGAGTTGGTAGAGGACAAAAAGATAAATTTGAGATGTTAAATAGCTTAGGTGAGGCTCTCACCATTATGAAAAAGAAATATCCAATTGCTTTTGTAGTATTAAGCCAACTTAATAGAAATATTGATTCTCCTGATAGACAGAGAGATGGTGAATATGGAAATTATGTATTAGATTCTGATATATATGGTTCGGATGCCTTATTACAACATGCAGATGTAGTTATGGGAATTAACAAACCTTCAATTAGAAAAATTAGACAGTATGGACCTGAAAGATTTATTATAAATGATGAAGACATGTTAATCTTTCATTTCTTAAAATCTAGAAATGGTACAACTAGAATGAGTTTTTTCAAACTTGATAGAAGTACTATGAGAATTGTTGAAATAGACACACCAGCCCAAGCAACAAAAAAAATAGCAATTTAAAAACAAACAAATGAGTATTAGAAAAGAAAAAGAAAAAGATTTCTATGTTAAACACTTAGAAACTTTTAAAAATCTTAAAATTAATGATCCTTTCTTTACCATAAAAACTGCATTCTTTCAAAAAGGCAAGTATGGAAGACATGTTCAATTTTTTGAATGGGAGTTAAAAAAAGATGATGACATTTACATAGAGTTCTATGATAATGTAAAAGACAGTCAAGGCATAGATGTAGATGTAGTACCTATGAACAGTGATAGACAATTATTTAAGTTTAAAAACAATCCGTTTTTTTATGAAGAATATGAAGTAAGAGAAACTACAAATGGAAAAGGTGAAACTTATTCTACCTATACTGTTCCAGTTTCTGAGATATCAGCAGTTCTTGTAGATGGTACAGAGATAACATATGCTCTTTATGAAAAAAGAAAATCTGATGTTGATGCTAAATTAAAAATAGAAGAAGATAGTCTTCCTAAATTACAAAAAAGTCTAAGTTTATTTCCTGACTTTGCAGAACAATTTCCTACTACAGTAGAAATTAATTTAGAAAGTAATAATGAATCAGCTTCAGATATATTATTAAGAATAGCTAAAGATTTTCAAAAATTAGCACAAATAATTAAATAAAATGAGTATAGTACTTCCAACAAAGAAAGAAAAACCAACAAGATTTAATCCTAAAAGATTAATTATTTATTCTAAGCCTAAAACAGGAAAAACAACTGCTTTTTCTGGCCTAGAAGATAATTTATTAATGGATTTAGAAAATGGTTCTGATTATGTAGAGGCTATGAAAATTAAAATTTCAAGTCTTAAGGAACTTCTAGATGCTGGTAAAGCAATTAAAGAAGCAAATAGTCCATATAAGTATCTTACTATAGATACAGTAACTGCATTAGAAGATATGGTAATGCCTTTGGCAATAAAATTATACAAAGAAACATCTATGGGTAAAAACTATGATGGAGACAATGTATTAAGTTTACCTAATGGTGCAGGATATTTATATTTAAGACAAGCTTTTTTTCAAGTTTTAGATTTTATTGATACCTTAGCACCCCATATTATTTTATCTGGTCATATTAAAGACAAACAGGTAGATGATAAAGGTGAAATGGTAATGGCAGCTAACATAGATTTGACTGGTAAAATTAAATCCTTAATATGTGCTAATGCTGATGCAATAGGATATATGTTTAGAAAGGGTAATAAAACAATTTTATCTTTTAAAACTAGTGAAGAAGTAACTTGTGGTGCAAGGCCAGAACACCTAAGAAATGAAGAGATAGTAGTTTCTGAAATGAATGACAAAGGTGAAATTATTTTTCACTGGGATAAAATATATGTGTAACAAATAAAAATAAAATAAAATGGGATTAAGTACAACAGACCTAGGTACAGGAACAGGCCAACCAAAAACAATTGCACCAGGCAATCATGTATTAAAAATTAATAGCCTTATGCTAGAAGATTTTCAATTTATAGATGGTGCTAAACATTTATTATTAAATGTAGAAACTGAACCAATTAGTGGTTTTGAAGGATTCTGGGTTGATAAAGATGATGAAAGTAAAGGCAGACATAATGGTCAAATTGGTAGAGTAAAAGCTAGTCAATATGCATTTGCTGATGGAGAGACTAAGTCTGGAATTAAAATTCAGAGAGATAGATCTATTATGATTTTTATGCAGAACTTATGTAAAGCATTAGAAATTAATGATTGGTTCATTGCTCAAGATGGTCTACATCAAACAATTGATGATCTTATTATAGCTTTTAATAAAACTGCTGATTTTAAAGATAATTATTTAGAATTTTGTGTAGCCGGTAAAGAATATGTTGGTAAAACAGGATATACTAACTATGATATGTATTTACCAAAAGCAGAAAAAGGTAAGTATGCATATGGTGAAGTTGATGGTGGTAAGATTATGCAATATACTGAAGCAATTCACTTAAGAAAAGCTGAAGTAAAAGATGTTAAAGCTTTTGGAGATGATGATTCTTTCTCAGTTCCTTCTAAATCATCTTCTGATTTTTCATTAGACTAAATTTTATTTGGTATTAAGAGGAATCAGAAATGGTTCCTCTTTTTTTATTATTAAAAATTATATTATGATTTCAACAAAAAATTTAATTTCTGATTTAAAAGATGTACCAAGAGAATGGGTTTTTGAGAATTATCTTAACTTAAAAGAAAAACTCACAGGACAAGATGTTAAAATATTATCTGCTTTTAATTCAAAAGATAAGATTCCATCTATGTGTATTTATACTGATTCAATTTCAGGATACTATAAATTTAAAGATTTTTCATCTGGCAATCAAGGAGATAGTATAGAGTTAGTTAAAGCATTATATAATATGCCAACTAGATCTCATGCTACAAGTAAAATACTTTCTGATTATCAAGAATTTGTAAATAATAATACTTTTTTTGAAAAAAGAGAGTTTAAAATTCATGATAAATTTAAAGTAGTTGACCATGAAATAAGACATTGGAATACATTAGATCAACAGTATTGGACAAGATTTAAAATTGGATCAACATTACTTGAGCATTATAATGTATCACCATTGAGCTATTTTACAATGAAAAAAAAAGATATAGATGATAGTATAATT